CGCCGTGGCTCGAAAAGAAGCTCAACAGCCGCGAGCGTGAGCGCCTGGAAGAAGAAATCGAATCGGTATTTTCATGAATGGAGGCAACTGTGAATAACCTTCACCCTGTTTTTTCAAACTGCTTGCAAGCGTTCGCCGAAGGTCAACGGCTTGCGGCACATCAAGGCCATGAGATTGCTTTGACTCAAGTCGCCGATGCTGAAGCATCGAGCGAACGCAACCCGATCACCACCAACGCCCGCGACGAATGGCTCGCCAAGCGCCGCAGCGGAATCGGCGGCTCCGACATCGCGGCCATCCTGGGCCTGTCGCCCTGGAATACGGCGGTTGATGTGTGGCTCGACAAGACCGGCCAATCGACCGAAGACGCGATCGGAAACGCTGAGGCGGTGCGCTGGGGAACGCTGCTGGAGGATGTGGTGGCCCGCGAGTACAGCGAGCGTACAGGTAACGCCGTGCAGCGCGTCAACCGCATCCTTCGGCATCCGGAGCATGAGTGGGCAATTGCCAATATCGACCGCGCCGTCGTCTCGCCCGGTAGCCGCGTGCGCGTGGCAGACGACGGCGGAACGCTGCTAGGTGCATCTGGGCTGCTAGAGGTAAAGACTGCAAGCGCCTACAAGTCCGGCGATTGGGGTCGTGACGGTGATGAGGATGCTGTGCCTGTTCACTACCAAGCCCAAGTCATGTGGTACATGGCAATCACGGGTCGGGCATGGGCAGATGTCGCCGCCCTGATCGGCGGTCAGAGGATGGTGATCCGTCGCATCCATCGGGACGACGAGACCATCGCCGCAATGCTGGAGCGTGCGCACGAGTTTTGGCACCAGCACGTACTGACGCGCAAGCCGCCCGAGCCTGCCAATGCCAAGGACGTGGAGAGCCTATTTCCGGCTGACAACGGAGAGTTCATCGAGGCCACTGATGACCTGCTTGCGGCATACAACGCTGCGCGTGAGGCGAAGGCACGCATCGCGCAAGCTGAGGCCGATTACGAGGCCGCAGCCGAGCGGATCAAGCTGGCCCTTGGCGAACGTTCTGCGCTCACGCTCCACGGCAAGCTGCTTGTGACCTGGAAAGCATCCAAGAAGAACCGCCGCATCGATTGGAAAGAAGTCGCAGCAGCGCTGCACGCGCCTGCTGACCTGATCGCCGCACACGCCACCGAAACCCCCGGCTCGCGCCGGTTCCTCATCAAGGAGATTTGACATGGCAACCACCCTCAAAGCCGCCGTCACGGGCCAAGCGCCCGCAACCCGCAAGCCAGCCAACGACATCGCAGCGTTGCTGACCGATCCGAAGATCAAGGCTCAGATGCAGCTTGCTCTTCCGAAGCACGTCACCGCCGAGCGCCTGGCGCGCGTGGCATTGACCGAGGTGCGGAAGAACCCGGCGCTCGCACGCTGCGACCAAACCAGCTTCCTCGGGGCGCTCATGACCTGCGCTCAGCTTGGGCTGGAGCCTGGAGGACCGCTTGGGCATGCGTACCTGATACCGTTTGAAAACCGCAAGGCCAACCGCACAGAGGTTCAGTTCATCGTTGGCTACCGGGGAATGATCGACCTGGCCCGCCGCAGCGGGCAGATCGTGAGCATCGAAGCTCGCCCGGTGTACGAAGGAGACGCGTTCGAGGTGTCGCTTGGACTCGATAGCAACCTGCGCCACGTCCCCGACTTCGACAACCCAAACCGGGTGCAGCCGGACAAGCTGCGGTTTGTGTACGCGGTCGCAAAGCTCAAGGACGGCGGTGTGCAATTTGAAGTCATGTCTCGACGCGAGGTCGAGGCTGTGCGTGCGCAGTCCCGCGCCGGGTCGAGCGTGCCGTGGGTGACGCATTTTGAGGCGATGGCGCTCAAGACAGTGACCCGCCGCCTGTTCAAGTGGCTTCCGATCAGCATCGAACTCGCAACAGCAATCGACGCAGACGAGCGCGCTGAGATCGGGATTCCGCAGGACAACGCGCTCACGGCAATGACGGCTGATGCTGAGACCGGGGAAGTCTTGGAACATCCGCAGCAGGTTGACTCGCAAGGTCCTACGGAGCAAAGCGCAAGCTCCACAGCAGCGCAGCATGACGACTGGACTGCGGAGTTTGATGCAGATGAGGACAAGCAACCATGAGCCGAGGGGAACTCACTGAACTCCAGCGCCGATGCATAGCGTTCATTGACCGCCTTGGTGACGCGACGATCAAGCAAGTAGCGGAAGCCGTCGGAGGCAAGCTTGAGATCATCAGGGAAGAACTGCGAGCAATGAGCGGGTTGGGCCTGATTTCTATGACCAAAGGTGCAGGCGGGCGATATACGGTATCGACGAGACGAGCGTCCGATCCGAAGGAAAGCGCAGACTTCGCAGAAGCGCGGACGTTGGTCAACGCATCGAGCCGTGATGTTTACGACGGGGCAGACTTGCTCAAGATTCCTGGAATTCCTAATGCTCGTATGGCCGCGTTTTCACTGCCGAGCCGGGTTGGTAATAGGCTGTATCACAAGGATGGGAGCGTGGAGGTGATCGAATGACTGAGCGTGAACGGTTTGCGGCAGACGCATACCAGATCGGCGGAGACCACTATAAGGAACTTGCGGTGCAGCCGTGGTCTGCGATGCAGTCGTGGATGAGCGCTGCGGAATTCGATGGATTCCTGCGCGGAAACGCGATCAAGTATCTCGCACGGGCTGGTCGCAAGGGTGATGCAGTGCAGGATTTGAAAAAGGCCATGCACTACCTGGAAAAGCTGATTGAACTGAAGCAGGTTGGGAGCGAATGATGGCTGGACGGACAAAGAAGCGCCCGCAGAAACGCCGATGGGAAGCGTCTCCAACCGCGCCGCTGCGTGCAATCTCGGGATGCATTGCGTTTGATGAAGCCGAGCAAACAAAGCTGCAACTGCCTGGGCATATGGCGTATGAGGCGCTTCGTACCGGCACAGCCAGCGAAGAAGCCGGGGACTTCGACACGCTCGCCATCATCGCCAATGTTTGCCTCGTGCGGGCGGAACAGATCGACAAGGTAGCAAAGCGCGACGGTCGCGCCGCGAGCGAAGCGGACTTCCTAGTGCCCGTCGTGCAGGACGCACAGGAAGCCCTAATGCACATTCAAGCACGCGGCATGCGCACCGGTCGCATGGTCGCAACAGGGCCGGAGCTTCAGGCGCTTGCGACGATGCTCGACATTCACGACCAGCTTGTCGCCAACTCGACGCCGCGTCAGATGGAGCTTGCGCTGCGCGAGGTCGCGATACGCATGCAGCGGCAGCAGGTGTACCGGCTGGAGGTAGAGCCATGAGCACTGCCGATGCAATCGAACGGCAGCGACAACTTCCTGGCTGGAAGCAGCGCATGGCGATGGATGCCCGCGATCGCAGGCGCGCGATCTGGCTGACGCTGCGAGATGAAGGTGGCTATTGGAGCGCGCGCGAGCTGATTGACCATCTGCGCGAGATCGACCCTGACGGCGAGCATTGGACTCGATCAATCACCAGGGCGCTGAACAAGCTCAAGGCCGACGGGTGCGTGGTGGCAAAGCCAAACAGGTACGGGGTTGAAACCTACGGGGTGACGATCCTGTGCGGCGAGCCGGAATGACGACCGTGAACGGCTAGCTACAAATTGATCTTGAATCTGTGAAGTATTTCAATTGAGTGATGACATGAGCACGAGAATCAAAACAACTGCCGATCTTCGAGCGTTCCTGATCGAAGAAATGATCGCAACTGCGCAAGGTATGCGTGAGTCAAGCACGGCTAAAGCTGTGTGTAACTACGCGCAGCAGATTTACAACACGATCAACATGGAGATCAAGTATGCGCATGCTCGGGCAAAGCATGGGGCCGGAAAACTCGAACCGGTGCACCTTTACGACCGAGACGAGGAATGTGTTGATGCCAACGCAAAAGAAAAAATGGACGTTTGACGAGTGGTATGCCAAGTATGGCGACGGCCTGCCATTCACACCTGAGAGTTCATATTCAAAGCATCGCAGGCATCCTGTCAAACGAGTTTCCGGGCTAATGCGTGACTTTGATTTTGAGGAGGGGCATTTCCCCTGCGTGATGCTTGGGTCAGGGCATTTCCGCTCTTGGAAATATGGTGGCAAATGTCATTACTCGGAGCATGTTCTTGCCAGATTCATAAGAATGAAAGCCATCACTATCATTCATGCTGAAGATGCAGAATCGCTTTACAAGTTTGTTTTCAGCAAGCGCAGGCCAAGCTGGCATAACTTTTCGCACCTTCACAGCATGTTTAGGCTTTTCCCGATGCGCAGTAAAGACTTTATATTCGGCGCTCATGTATGCGGCGTCAGAATTGATGTGCTATCAAACGAACAAGTGGCTAGTATTGAAAAACTTCGCGCAGTCGGCGAGAAAATTGACAGGATTTTCATGCAGATAGACAAGAACGCTGGCGAACAGCGCTCGAATAAATCTGCTACGAAGGAGTAGACATGAAGATCAAAGTGAAACGGATGCACCCGGAGGCCAGGATGCCGGTCTATGCGACCGATGGGGCGGCGTGCTTTGACCTGTACGCGGCGACGGTTCACGACGATAGGTATGACGGATGTTTATATCCGTGGAGCCAGATTGTTGTCGGCACAGGTCTGGCGTTTGAGATTCCTCCAGGATACATGATGCGGCTCGCGCCTAGAAGCGGACTTGCCTTCGCTCACGGAGTCGAAGCGTTCCAGGGTGTCATTGATTCTGACTACCGAGGCGAGGTGAAGGTGCTACTGAGATGCTGGCCTGGTGGCGACAACGAGCCGCTGCTTATCAAGCCCGGCGACAGGATCGCGCAAGCGTTTGTCTGCGAAGTCCCTCGGCTTGAGTTCGAGGAATCGGACGAATTGACGGAGACGGAGCGCGGGTCTGGCGGGTTTGGAAGCACAGGGGCGTGAAATGGACAAGGACTTGGAAGAACTTGAGCATAGCGTAATTGACCGAGCGAAGTTTTGGGATGGATACATTGGTATGCTCATCAATGTGCGCGAAGGCGGCCTGTACATGGCAGAAAAAATGGACGCATGGAAGTCCGCCCATCTTGAGGAAATACTGCGAGCCGGGTTGCAACAAGCGATTGACGCTGCTACGGAGATACAGCGATTAGAGCTTGCGGCGTGCTTCATGCTTGGCGGAATTGGCGGTAGCCGCGCTGAGAAATACGCGCGAGATCGAGCAAGAGCAATTCTTGGCAAAACCGCTATCGAGTTCGCCAGCGCGATGGAGTGGGCGCCTACGTATTGGCACACAAGATCGAAACATGACAATGGACTCGGTGACGAAAACGGAGCATCACATGGATGACAGCTATACCGAGTTTGTGCGCACAAAGTTGGCGGCGATTCCGCCTGTAGGAATCACGCTAGACCTGCCGCTCATTGACGGACTGTTTCCGCACCAGATAGCGCTTGTGCGGTGGGCACTACGCCGTGGGCGTGCAGCCATTTTCGCCGACACGGGGCTTGGGAAGACGCGCATGCAAATAGCGTGGGCCAACGCGGTTCACATGGAGGAAGGTCATGACGTGCTAATTCTTGCCCCGCTTGCAGTAGCGCAGCAAACGGCGGCCGAGGCGGAGTCAGTGGGAATCACAGTGAATCATGCGCATGATGAAAGCGAGGTCAAGCCTGGTATCACAATCACCAACTACGACAGATTGCACAAGTTCGACACCGGTCGATTCGGCGCTGTTGTGCTCGATGAATCCAGCATCATCAAGCACCACAACAGCAAGACGCTCCAATCATTGCTAGATGCGTTTGCTCGCACGCCATACCGGCTCTGCGCTACTGCGACCCCAGCGCCCAATGACTGGACAGAACTTGGCACACACGCAGAGTTTCTCGGTATTAGGTCGCGCGCCGAAATGCTGGCGGAGTTCTTTGTTCACGATGGCGGTGAGACCCAGACTTGGCGACTGAAGGGGCATGCAAAGCATGCGTTCTGGCAATGGGTGGCGACTTGGGGCGCGATGTTACGCAGCCCGGCGGATTTGGGGTTTGACGCGAGCGCGTACATACTGCCTCCGCTGCATGTTCACCAGCACACGGTAAAAGCCGACAACTCCACTGTTACGCCGGGGATGTTGTTCGCGCTGGAGGCGACCGACCTAATGGAGCGCAGGAACGCTCGAAAGGATAGTCTTGATGCGCGAGTCAGGGCGTGTGCCAACATTGTGAATGACAGTGATGAGCCGTGGATCATCTGGTGCGACCTTAATGCCGAAGGAGATGCCTTGCGGGCCGCGATTCCTGATGCAGTAGAGATACGCGGCTCTGACACTGCGACAGATAAGGAACGCAAGCTAATCGATTTCGCTGCCGGGAAGATACGCGTGCTTGTCACGAAACCATCAATCGCTGGATGGGGTCTTAACTGGCAACACTGCCGGAATGTTGGATTCGTCGGAGTAACCGACTCTTGGGAATCCTACTATCAGGCCGTTCGCCGTTGCTGGAGATTTGGGCAAAAGCGCGATGTTCACGTTCATATCTTTGCCAGCGAGCAAGAGGGCAGCATAGTCTCAAATCTGAGGCGCAAAGAGAAAGACGCAATGGCGATGGCTGATGCGCTTGCCGCCGAGGTTATTGATAGCGTAAAGGCCGATGTATTGGGTCAGAGACGGGAAAGCAACGAATACAACGCTTCCACAAAAGTACAACTTCCTTCCTTTATGAGGTCAGCATGAACTGTATAGATCAATTCCACGGCAAGAACTTTAGTATCTTCAACGGCGACTGCGTAGAAGTGCTTCGAGGGCTACCTGATGCGAGTATTGATTACTCAATCTTCTCTCCACCGTTCGCTAGCCTATACACATACTCAAACAGCCCGCGCGACATGGGCAATGTTCGCAATGACGATGAGTTTTTCGAGCACTTCGATTTTCTTGTGCGGGAGTTGCTGCGCGTTGTAAAGCCAGGGCACAACGTCAGCTTTCATTGCATGCTGCTGCCGACCAGCAAAGAGCGCGACGGGTACATTGGGCTGAAGGACTTCAGAGGCGACTTGATTCGCGCATTCCAGAAACACGGATTCATATATGCCAGTGAAGTGTGTATCTGGAAAGACCCAGTGACAGCTATGCAGCGCACGAAGGCGCTAGGGCTGCTGCATAAGACAGTACGCACGAATGCAACAATGTGCCGACAGGGCATCCCCGATTACCTTGTCACGATGCGCCGCCCAGGAGAAGTGGAGTACCGCGTCACGCATGACCCGGAACAATTCCCCGTCGAGAAGTGGCAAAAGATAGCAAGCCCTATCTGGATGGACATAGACCCGTCCGACACGCTGCAATACCGCAGCGCGCGCGAACATGATGATGAGCGGCACATTTGCCCGCTTCAGCTTGAAGTAATCAGGCGCGGTATCGACCTTTGGACTAATCCTGGCGACATCGTGCTGTCTCCGTTTGCCGGTATTGGGTCTGAAGGTTTTGTATCGATTGAGATGGGGCGCCGTTTCATTGGCATTGAGCTTAAGGATAGTTACTACCGGCAGGCCGTCACCAACTTGCGTGGAGCAGAGTCAGCCAAGACGCATGATATGTTTGCAGAAGACTAATTTTGGCAAGCACAGTGGTTGGAAGCTAGACGTGAACACGTACAACATAGTAGAAGCATATCGGTACGCAGAATTGCTTGACCATTCCGAGTTTCATCAATGCTTCGGACTTGGAAATGGAGACGATAGCGTGGCGTATGGATGTCCGCTTGCAGAAAATCCATGTCACGATGCGGCTTGTATGCGGTCATCGTAAACAGATCGGACGCGCCCATAAAAGAGACGCCCTCCAAGTGAGGGCGTCGGGCTGTAGATGCTATCTACAGCGGAGCTAAGGTCGTGACTACCGAGTGCCGTTGGTCACTTCATCCCACTTCCTGATTGCGTCAATCCTGGCGCGGCATTGTTCGTAGAGGTCTGCGGCGTCGATGATCCACGCTGCGACATCTGCGTCTGTGCTGTCGCCGAGATCGGCGGCAACGGCGGGAGCGGCTGAAGCAGCGCCGCCGGTGGCCGTGGGCAGTTTGATGCCGAAAGCGGGGGATTGCTGGAGCACGCTCCTAGCGTCAGCAGACAGGCAAGGGCGGCCAGTGGTAGCGGTCTGAATGTCATGGCGAAGTCTCCGGTTTACGGAATCTAGTTCTTCCAGCCGTGCATCGCGTGCCGCGATGGCTTCGTCTGCGGCTTTCTGCGCGGCTTCGATGCGGCTGCGTGATTCTTCGGCGGCGGCAGATTCGCGCTTGGCAATTTCGGCCTTGATTGAGGCAACTTCGGCGATGCGAGCGCGGTGTTCCCAGGAGTAGCCAAGCGTTGCGCCAGTTGCCGCAGATACGATTGCCACTAGCACCCAAGGCCAGAAAGACGGCAGCGGTATCATGGCGCGTTCTCAAGAAATTCGGCTACGCGAGCCATCCACCCCTTCGCAAATTCTGCGTTGGCCGGGCGCACGGTTATCACTTCGCCAAGGTAACGGATGCGTCCGGCAAGCATCTTGCGGTACAACAACGCGGGGTTTGCGTATTGGATAGCCGCCATCGTAACCGGCCCCAAGATTCCATCCACGGCTGGCCCACCAAGCGCAGTTTGCAAAAGCCTTACGGCAGTCTTGCCACCGCTTTGCACAGCGGTATCAACTACCAATCCACGCAACGGCTCAGGCAAAGCGTCGAGACCGGGCTTGTCGATGTAGAGCGCCCGGTAAATGCTTCGCGCCTCATCAACGGTCAGCGCCTCCACATCATTTGCCGTTACTGGACTGCCGCGCCACTCTGCAAGAGTTGCCTGCGTGATGCCGAACTTCGTCGGCCCACCACGATCCGAAGGGTTATCGACAAATCCGCCTTCGCGCCGGATTATGTCGTCAATAACGTCATCAACCGTCATTGCCTTTTTCCTCAAGCGGCTGAGTCGTGATCCAGCGCAATAAACTGATGACGCCATAAAGCACGACGCCAGCGATTGCATAGTCATCCGCCGTCAGCTTGATCTGCATCAGCCGCTCGATCTGCGGAGTCGTTCCAACTAGCACGCCTAGCATCGCGCCAGCCCAGTGAGTTCGGCTGTACCAGAGGCCGCGCAGCTTGCGTCCAAGTTCATTCCCCATAGCTTATCCTCTTTCTGCGCCTCGTTCATTTACACCGCACGCAAACGGTTGGTCATCAAAATAACCCTGCACGGTGCGCCATGAACGTGGCTGCCGCGCTACCCGCCGCCCACATCGCAGACTGAACCCATTCACTTGTCTTTGCCTGCATCGGCTCGGAAACTTCAAGGGTGCGCACGCGCTCATCAATCTTTTCGACAACGGCCATGACGCGATCAATAGCTTGTGATGCGGCTGCTTGGCGTTCCTCAACGATGGCTAGCCGGGTCACGGCCTCGCTCATGCGCTCGATAGCCGCGCGCATGGTGTCCTGGTTTTCGCGGATGTGCTTGATGTCTCTTGAGAGCGCCGAGATCTGATCGTCGGTCATTGATTCTTCCTATAGGATGATGGTAGCTGCGCACCTGATAGCTCGGATTGGTAACTAAGCCAGCAGTGTTCTTTCTCGAACGGGCGGAATAGGGTATCGATCAATGGCCGGAGGATACGTCCAGCGATTTTCCCGTCGCGCTCCATCCTCCATGCTGCGGCGCTGATTGTCTCATCTGGCTCACCGTTTCCAAGAGTGGTGAGTACCCATAGAAACTGGTCAATAGCAATCAATAGGTTCAATAACCGTTTGCGAAAGTCCAAGATAGCTACTCCGATTGGCTTCTAGAAATGCTCGCCCGGTACAACACCATCAAGGTAGTATAAACTTGAGGCCATGACAACAGATGAACTTGCCAGAATTGCAGCCGGGTCAGTTGGCATTATCTTTTGGTCATGGCTGATTGAGAAGGCCCGCCGCCGTTTGGCCCGCCGCAGGGAGCAAGAAGGGCACACTTTTCTCTATTCCATTGGCAAGAAGGCCGGCGAATTCTGGTCGCTGTGTCGCAAGCAAGTTCAGCGCACGCTGCGCGGCGGGCGTGTATAGCGCCGATGCGCCGATCAAACTGACAGGGATCATCGGGTTATAAAACCCTGCACCTAGACCAGCGCCACCAAGCAACAGCCGGCCAGCTGTTCCAGAGTCCGGGTACTTATTCCCAAGCACCTGCTGACCAGCATTGGCAAGGTCTTGCAGCAACGCCGTGCCGCGAGCCACCGCACGGTTGCGCACGCTGTTATCGGCTGACTGCACCCCCATGTTCAGTTGCGCAGGCGTGAAAATCCCCTCGCTGTTCTTCGCCGCTTTCGCCGCCGCCTCAACGCGCACGAGATTTGCCCATCCTGCATCAGCTTGTTGCAGCATAGACGCCGCTTCAGGGTTTGTGCGCCGCATCTGCTGGTTGAGCAGGTTTTTCAGTTGTGATAGTGCGTCACCAAGCTCTTGTTCGCTGGCTTGACTAGACCGCCCATAGCGAGCGGCAAGCGTGCCCAAATCGCTATCGATGGTCTTATAGGTCTGCCCAGTCAGGACGCCTTGCGGCGACATGCGTGAAAGCAACACATCATCCAGCGTTTTTTCGAACTTGTTCGCCATGTCCGGAGTCATACTCTTGGACATGCTCGACAGTTGAGTCAAATCGTTCAGGAAGCGAGGATCGTTGAGCGGAACACCTTTAACTTGGCTCAACGCTTGGTCGTAATACTGGCTGATTGCGTCTCCGGCCTGCTTTACTCCAGCCTGACCAATGTCATCGACTTGAGCCCCGACCTGTGATGCCGCTCTGTTAATCGCGGCATTGTTGAACTGCTCTACAGAGCGTCGGCGAGCCGCTGTGATCGCGTCTCCGAAAATTGGCACGCTCTGTAGCTTTTCCTCGATTCGGTTGGCCGAGCCACCGAGCGATTGGCCGATCGTAGGCTCAACGCCTTCCGCTCGCAAAGCCGCTAGATTCGGGTTGCGTGATGCTGCTGGACTGATAAGTGAAGAAAGTCCAGCGCCGATGGCTGGAACCGCACCACCGACAACCGCGCCGCTGATGACTTGCTTGAGCTTTTCGTCTCCGAAATCTCCCGAGCTAACCGGCGTCATCGCGCCGAATCCTGCACCAGACAGTGCGCCAACGCCGATTTTGCCGGCGAGCGTTGCCGCCTGGGGAATCTTGGAAGCCGCAGCCATGTTTGCCGGGCTTAGGATGTTGCCCGCCATGCGTGCCCAATCGATTCCGTCGCTACCCGAAGCCTTGCGAGCCGCCTGATACTGCTGTTCGGCCTCACGAACCTGTTGGTCAACCCCGCCGGTCGGAAGTTTCCCCACGAGGCCAGTTTTGTCGGCCAGCCAGTTGTTGAGTTGGTTCCCGGCCTGAACGATACTGCCAGGCAGCACATTCGTTAGAAGCTGCGCCCCGGCGTCGATGGGATCGCGCATGCCTTTGAGAACGCGATCCGTCAGTGTCAACGGCTGCGATGCTTGCTGAGGCTGAACTGGTTTCTGCGGAGCATTAGCGGTAGGAGTTTTGCTAGCAACGTCCGCAAAGATGTCGGAGTCGTCGTTTACCTGCCGTCCGCTTGCCCTCTGCGTGGCCGATCCGCTCGGAGTGCCGAAGATGTCCGAATCATCCGGTGCGGGATTCCCTGCATACTGCTGCGTACCAGGGTTGCCCTGTGTGATTTGCCCGACATACCGCTGCGTTTCAGGGTATGGCGGAACACCACCAAACTTTCGCACTGCTCCGGGGCCGGCGTTGTAGGCCGCAAGCGCAAGCTCTGGAGTCCCGAAGCTCTTGAGTTGCTGCGCTAGATATCGAACACCGCCGCGAATGTTGTCTAGCGGATCATTCGGGTTAACCCCAAGGTCTTTTGCCGTCGCTGGCATAAGTTGCATGGGGCCGATTGCGCCTTTTGGAGACACAGCGGACGGGTTCCCGCCCGATTCTGTCTGCATGACGCGCAGGACGAGGTTCGGGTCTACGCCGTTTCGTTGCGCTTCCTGCGCGGCAAACTCGAATAGGTTCATGATGCGTCACTGCTCCGGTTGCGCAAACAGCGGGTTGCGCGCAGACCAATCTTGCAAGTTGTCGAAGAAGCTCTTGCCGGTTACAGGGTTAACGGCATCAAGTCGTCCGTATCGCTGCGCCCATTTCCGAGCCATTGCCGCTGTATCGGCCTGACGCTGGAGTAGTTGGATCTGCATATCAATCAACTGCCGACGGCCCTGCGCAGTTTGCATCAGGTTCGGGACAGATTTGACCACAAATTCGCGGTCTGCATCCGAAAAGTTGCCCGGCATGCCTTCGCCATTTGCCGGATTGCGCATCGCTAATGCTAGCTCATTCGTAAGCGCAATGGATGCCTCTTTGTTTGGCAGCTTTGGGTCTACATTCAATCCGAGAGACTTGGCAAATTGCGCAAGTTCCATGCCCATCGGTGACAGCTTACTGCCATTAAAGTCATCTAGGAGCTTCCCAAGTTGTTGCAACTTAGCGCTTTTTGTAGCCGCAGCAAATCCAGCATCCTGAATCTTATTGTATTGATCTGCCGCAGCCTTGGCCGTATCTTCTTGATAGGTCTTGTCGCCAGGTCTTTGAGACACACCAAGGGCCGGCTGGTTCGGCGAGAATGGGGCAGAGTCTCGTGGTTGCGTAGCTTGGCCGCCTAGAATGGATGCGGCTTGAGCACGGGTCATCATCACCGTGCTGCCGTCCCCCCTAGGAACTGGCACTAGAGCGAAACGCGCCTTTGCCCCCTCTGTCGCAAGCGTCTGAGCGCCAGTATTCTCCGCGTTGAATTCAATCGACCCAGGAATCGCTACAATGCGCCCGTCCGGGGTCAGTGTCGCGCCCTCTTGAACCTTGGGTGCGTATGTATATTCTCCCGTGTATGGGTTGAAATAGTGCGTGCCAGGCTCGCGTTTGACGCCCTCGATTGAATACTTCGCCATGTCGAATAGCTCTTTTGCACCAGGAGCTCCCAAAACGCTCAACGCGGCGATTTGGTTCAGCGAGAACGGGAAAGCGCCCGGCTTGGGCTGCATTCCGCTTGGTGCTGGTTGACCAAACGGCTGGAGGCCATTGGTAGCCGCCGTTTGCTGCTGCGCAGCCTGGTTTCCGCCATCGGGTTTCGGTTGAGCCGATAAAACATCGGTGCTCGGCGCACGCAGCCCAATGCCGCCGTCGGTACTTGGAACTTGCAACCCAGGAGGCATACCGATGCGCAAGCCGGTACCGGTGTCTTGCGCTTGGTCTGGTTGTTGTCCTCCAACCTGCGGCAAGGCTTGTGACGATTGATTGGTGGGCGAGCCGAAACCGAGAATTCCTGCGACATAGTTTTGCAGCGCCTGCTGCCGTTGTGCCTGCAAGATGGCCTGATTGGTCTGCGCCTGTAGCAAATCGCCTTTCTGCTTTTCTAGCGCCATTTGTTGTCCGGATTGATATCCGGCCATACCTGTTTTCAGCCCTTGCCCCATCGCATCGGCGAGCGTGATTCTCCTCGGAGACGGGCCAGCAGCACTGAGCAGGCCAGCAGCAGCACCTAGTATTCCAAGCGAGCGCGGGTCATCGAAGCTGGTGCCAAATCCGAAGTTTGATTGATCTAGTAGGCCTGCCATTTAGATTCTCCCGGAGTTCACGTAATACACGCCTTCAATGGTGATGACCTAATCAGTAACTCGAGGTCATCAAAGAAGTCCAAGCAACGCTCCAATGCCAGCACCAGCGCCTGCTCCCATAAACCCAGTCATATTGGCAATCTGCGCACCCGCCAAAGCACCTCCAAGTGCGCCCGACATAGGATTTCTGTAGTTCGGCTGCGACATTGATGCAGTACCACCAAGTTTCGCGCCATTCTGCACGATGGATGAGTAATTGTTCAGGTTGTTCCAGTTGTGTTGATCTTGTGCATCGAGCAGCCCCAACCGCTGTTGATAATTCTGGTCTTGTAGCGCGTTTCCGATGCCGAGGGCATTTAGGCCGGCTGTACGACTAGCTAGTTGCTGTTGCGCCAGTTGCATTGCCTGTTGGTTATTCTGCAAACCGAGGGTAGCATTAAATGTCCGTGCCGCCAGTTGGTTCGACGCATTACTTGTTTGCGCAGACAAATCTCGGTTAGCGTTCGACTGTGCGTTATTGATTCCAAGGCCGGCCATGTTGTTTGCCGTGCCATACATATTTTGTTGCGCTTGTTGATAGGCTTGGTTATACATATTGTTGGCAACATCGCCCATCGAATATAGCAATCCCCTACTTGCCAAGCCCTCAGCAATTCCTTGTCGTGATCCGCCATATTGACCAGAAGCAATAGCATTGCCGCGAATACCAGGTAGGACTTGTTCATTAAATCCCTCGCCCAACCTACGAAATGCTGATTGAACAACCGGGTTTAGGGTTGAAGTATCCGCTCGGCCCGTCAGCATTTGCTGGATCGCGCCCGTAGGATTTGCTGCGCCAAGCGAAGCAAATGCCTTGGTCGGGTCTACCATCTGCGCGACAACTTTATCCGCCTCTGGAACGTCCCCAACTCGGGTAATCCTCGGGTCAAACTGACCGTTTATCGCAGCATTGCCAACGCCATAAGCGCTACCGGCCTGATCTGCCCTGCCTGCAAGGTTTTTGTTTTGCTCGTCAACGAGATCCTGCTGTTCAGGTCGCCATCCGCCGATTTGGTATAGGCGCTGCGCCTCAGAGAAAATACCAGGGCTGCCGTTGGAACCGAGTAAATACGGCTGTACTCCAGACCAAGGCTCCGACTTTTGCGTGGTAGTTGTAGGGCTCCCACCTTTAGACATGATTGATCTCCTTTACGTATGTCACAACGACATCACGCCATCCAAGTTCGCTCAGGGTCGGCTTCCACCCTTTGCGCCCATGTGCTTCGATTGCCTTGCAGCCGTGCGCTACAGCATAGCGCGTCAGCGTGTCATCAAGGGCATAAACCCAATGCGGCATATCATTGCCTGCAACGATGATCGCCGTCAAGATTTTTGCTTGCGGCCATTGCCTTATCTCGGTCACGCAAACGGCTTTTAGCTCGTCGTTCTCATGCACCACCCAAAGCTGCATATCCCGCTGCTTGATGGCGTTCAAAAGATCGTCTAGCGAATAGCACTCTCCGCCATGTTCCAGGGCATCTGCCACCCAGTGCGATACCCTCGGCCACCAATCGCTGGCTTCGCTTGAGAGAATACCGCGCACCGTTATTTTCATTTCGTGGCTTATCCGAGAATATGCCATGCTCCATTGTAATAGACATAGACGCCAGCGCCACTACCGGGATTCCATCCAACGCCGTCAGCAAGCCGAATATCGCCTTCCCTGGGCCGAGCGGGAGCATTTGTCGTTTTATCTAGATGACCCGCTGCGAGTAACGAGATTGCCGCAGCAACCTTGCGTAGTTCTTCCTCGATGTATCGCCGAAATTGCTCTGCGTCATCTGGTGCATTGGAAGGCGCGTAAAAAACGCTAGACGCGCTCGGCGTTCTCACCACGATCCCCCGGTTTCGACATCTAGGTCATAGCTGTCGAGCCGCCATTGGTAAGCCGTTCCAGTCTCAAAACGTATCGCAATGTAACGGCCTGAAACAAGGCAGTCGTTGGCAATAGTGTCGCCGATGACGTGCTCCATGACTGGCCCCCATGTGGGATCAGCATATGGATCATCATTCGACCAGCCGACGCGCAGCTTTACCTTTTCTCCGGTATTGCCTACGATGCGCGGGCGAATACCGCGCACAAGTTTGATCGTTTCAGGTGCGCCGAAGGATAGGCCGCGCCGCTCGATGTATGCATGCGGAATCACGCCATCAAAGCTCGCGGATGAATCCATCATGTAGAGCTTGGTATTTGCGCTCGCCATAATCGCGCGAGCCGTGCTCGGCACAAAGTCAGGGCCGTTCCACAGCGTCAAATCCGAATCCCACGGCGCTGAATCTTGCGCCCAGTTTCCAATCAGGCCGTTGTCCACTGGCCCAGATGCTGCGTGATTGATGTTCGGAATCTCGCGGAAGCTGACCGTCCTGTCTTTATAGTTCCACACCATCGCCATATTGCACGATGAGGAGCCGATGGACGGGTAGCAGACGAACACCTCGTTGAAAAACGGGTTCTTGAATACGAAGCACTTGTCTGGGTTGTCAACGTCGATATTCTGGAACAGATAACGGCGTGTTTGCTTATCCAGCACAGATTGGGCGCTCTGACCATCGTGGACGATCACGTCTGAGCCTGTCAGCACAACATGGAATCCGTCAACCTCCACCACGCAGTTCGGGTTCAGCGCCCCGCTTGTGCCAAGCACTTTCGAGAACTGGAACACATACGGGCCGCCGATATAGTCCATGCGCCAGCAGGATGCCTGCTTGTAGATCATGAACGAATTGCGTAGCTGCAATCCGTCGACGATTGGGTCATATCCCTCTGCAAGATCGGCCTCGCCAGCGTCCTTTGTTGCATCAGTTTGATCCCACGTTACGGGTAACGCCCCAGGGTCGGCTGGATGCGACCACTTGACCATGAACGGGTAATTCTGTCCCGACTTAGTGACGTTCAGCGCAATCAGGAAATTCTTGAACGATCGCAGCGACTTGCAATAGGTATTGGCGGGCCAGTTTGGAAGCTCGGCAAACTTGTTCGCAGGATTCAGGCTCCAATACATCGGACCATTGCTGGTGTCTCCGCTGTTCAGGATCGGGACGCCAGATAAAAGCGTCCCTGTCCATTTGTTCGTTACCCCGCTCCGAGCGGACGCTGGCGTAATGTCGGTATGAACAGCCACGCCACCAGTGATGGTCACACAAAAAATCTTGGATGCCGTGGCATAGACCCAGTACCTATTGCCGCCTACGTTACACGGCATTACATATTGCGGCGTGAACGACGGTGAGTTATAGACCTCGCCGTGCCCATAGAACTGGTAAGCGTAGCCATCTAGGAATCGGATGTTTTTCGCATCCGTCCATGCGTTGTTTGGCAGCTCGTGTTGGCTTAGGTCTTTGATGACCCCAACAGCACCAACGGCAGGCACGCGAACCAGTGGCATTACTGCATCTTCCCTTCAAGAATCTGCGCCTTGCGATCTTCGGTGAGGATTCCTTTCGCCACCAAATAGCCAAGTGCATCCTGCGTCGATTGCAGGTTCAAATCAACGTAGGTCAATCGCGGGTCGCCAACGATCTCCATGAAATCATCGATTACCGGGTCATTCGCTCGAGCCGATTTGATTGCTACCCGCTCTTGTGGCATGAACAACAGCTTGAACTCAACCGGCGAGACACGCGGGCGCTGAACGGGTTGGCTGATAGGCTCTGGCGCCGGTTCAGGTGCTGGCCGTTTCACCAATGCCCCATCTACCCAACCGTCACCATTTTCGGCCTCGTCAGGAACGTCGGTGTTGTAAAGCTCGGCAACCTCGGGTCGGTACAGCTCGTTCGGGTCGCCGGGGCAAATGTCACGAATGACGCCGTTTTCGATCCATGCTTTTTTCATGATCAATATCCTTCCGTCCATGCGAGAAGAACCATTCCGTTTCCGCCTGACCCGCCTGAATAGCCGCCCCCACCTCCTCCTCCAAGGCCGCCGCTTCCTCCAATTGATGAGACCCCGCCGCCACCGCCGCCACCGCCAATTCCACCATATCCGCCGACAATACCGCTATCGCAACCCCCACCCCCGCCGCCAATACCGCCAGACCCGCCTAAGTGTCCACCACCGCCGCCGCCTCCAATGCCGCCGCTACCGCCAGTTCCTCCTGTACCACCGCCTCCGCCTCCCCCAGAACCATTAAAGATACCTGGGGTAATGAAAGACAACAGATAATTAAAATCTACGGATGTAACGCTCGTGCTTGACCCGTTACCAGCAGTACCAGAGTTATTACCAATGCCTGCGATATTGAATGTGCCGGGGCCGCCATTTGTACCTTGATCCGTGGTGGAAATCGCGTTACCAATTACGCCAGATCCAGCACTGCCACCGCCTCCAGTGCCGACGTTTCCGGTGCCCCCACTGCTACCGCCATCACGATCTCCACCCTTATATAGTCCACCGCCGCCGGTTCCAAAATTTGACAGCGAGCCGGTCGCCGTGCTTGGGATGGAGCCGCCTTTCCCTCCAAAACCGCCTCCGCCTGTACCAAAGTTGCTATGTGCGGCGTTCCCGTCCATCGTGCCGCCCTGTCCACCAGCTCCGAAGATTGAACCGGCACCGCCACCGCCAAATCCGCTTCCATTCGACGTGTTAGCTACTGTTTTCCCGCCTCCCGAACCTCCTGATGCTGTAAAAGCACCGCGCATACTCGGGGAAACCGAACCTGATCCACCAGAGCCACCGGCTACCGCCGCCGCTGTCCCGCTTGCTTGGGTAAGCCCCGCTCCGCCACCCGTCGCGGACAGCAAATTCCCAATGGATGATGTTCCTCCTGCGATCCCGTTTGAGGCTCCGGTTACCACCGCTCCGCCAGTTCCTACGGTGATCGTTGGCAATGTCTGACCAGGCACAACGTCGATGATGCCCATCGCAAAACCGCCGCCGCCGCCGCCAGTTCCAGTGCCTCCACTACCACTTCCTCCAGACCCGCCCGCGCCGACGACGACCGCAAAAACCTGATAGACATTCTGCGGAACTACGAAATCGTTGTAGGTCCCTGGGATTATGTAGGCTTTGACATTCTTCCAATACGGCGGCGCAACGCGCGTAGGCGCATTAGGCGGGAGAGGGTATCCATAGCTGCCCTTGTTCATTAGAAGTCTCCTCCGCTGATAACAGTGACTCGGAACGTTTCTGCGTTATTCGTCGCAACCTTCAAGGCTGAGCTAGAGTCAAGCACCAACCCGTTATCAAAAACAACATCAGCAGACCATGCAGGAACTGCCGACGAAGGAGTCAATGGAAGCACTGGAATTTCTCGGATCAGCGAAGAATTGACGAAGAATCGAATCATTCCTGCCGTTGTCGTACCGGTTGCAGTGATGTTCACCCGGTCAACGCGCGAGCCACTCGCCCCCGCAGTCAGGAGCGTGGCTAGTGTGCCCGTGCCGTCACGGTTTGCGTTGGCTGTCGAAATGGTAACGGACGGCGATTTCGGCGTGCCGACGTATTGCGGATTAGATGCCATATCAGATCACTCCTTGGGACATGAGGAGGAATCCTGGTGTGCCAAGGCCCCAGGAAGCCACTCCATTTTTCGATGTAAGAACGTATGGC